TATGTGATGAAGATGTAGTCATTCAATTAACTGACAGCACTTCAACTGAAGTTACCCTACCTGCCAGAACTTCCTTCGCCTTTGATGGCCGACCAAATAAAAAACGGTTTCGCGCTGGAACTATACAGATTAAGTATGCCTCTGCCGCTGTAACTAGCGGTCGATTTACGCTGGTTGTCGTTAAATGAGTAATGTCGATATTGGCTCAAGCGGAAGTGCTAGTGGAGGGATAGCTATAGGAGACGCCATCTCTGGCGGCACTGCCGGTCGGATTCTCTATGAAGGCGCTGGTCCAGTATTAGCAGATAGCGCAAATCTCACTTACGACGGAACTACTCTTAGCGTCACATCTCCATCATCTGGCAGCGTACCGATGAAGATCGTAGGCGCATCTGGGCAATCTGCTGATCTCTTGCAGCTCATTAATAACGGCGGCGGCACAATGGTGTCGTTTGAAGACGACGGAAACTTACTCATCTCTGTAACCGGCAGCTCCACCGCATCACCAAGACTTTTTGGTATGAGCGCTCTTAACCCAGGCACAGCGGCACGCTGGCAATTCGGGGATAATTTGAACTGCATCCAGTGCGGCAACGGTAAGCAGATTCAAATGGTGGCATACCATGGATTGCAACTGGTTGGAGCACACTATCAATTCTCGTCCTGGCCATTCGCAACGGACACCGGATCGTGCGTGCATATTCCTTCGACGCAAGCGGCGTACATCACGCTACTGATCGATGGCAAAACGTCACAGACTGCCGACTTAACACGATGGAGAAATGCGGCGGGTACGACACTCTATTCCGTGACGCCGTCCGGCTACATGCAAGCGTCACCAGCGAATATCAATGCGGATCAATTTGTTTATGCTGATGCCTGTTTCGGCAACGGCACAATGGGCGCAAGTTTTCTTGCTGCCGGTGGTGTTTTTGCATCGGTCATGAATCTACTGCCCGGTGACGATCCTGTAAACGTTTCGCTCCCCGCTGCACTCACTGTTAGTAGTGCGGCCTACGGTAGTAATTTTACGGTGCCGTCAATTCTAGTACAATCTCCCGTAGCGGGTAACGCAATTGAGTTGTGGGATGATGGACATGTGGTTCTTACTGGCAGCTTAAATTGCTTGAGCTTCCAAACCCAATCTCTCGTGGAAGTCGGGACAAATACAGGCGGTAGTAATATTAGCTGGCTCACGATTAACGGCGATGCGGTTGATCCCTATCTCCGGTGCAACAACGGCGGCGGTACTACTGTCGCAACCATCAATTTTGATGGGGCATTCCAGGTATTCGACAGCGCCAATGCTCAAATGCTTGAGATGGCTCCAGGCGATGCAACGATCCTATTTCAGATTGAAGGCGGCGCGGCGTGTTCCATCTACGCAAACGAGACGATCACGAATACGGTTAATTTCTCAACCTCTGCCGTTGCTCCCGTTGCAACTGCAAGTTTGGGGAGAACGAGCAACGCGGTGCAATGGCACGACGGAACAGCAGCGCGTTACCTCTTCAATAAGATTCGAAAGAACTCAGCCGGAACCGTTTTTTCTCGGGCTCAAGTTAATCTAATAGAGGGCAGTAACATCACCCTGACGGTGGCTGATGATGCGGCCAATGGTGAGATAGATGTCACAATTGCGGCAAGCGGTCTCTCACGTGGGCAAGTTGTAGCTTTAATGACTGGAAACTATTTAGTGTGATTTTATGGCAGCAAATACAGCACCAATTTATACATTGACGGGCGACGTTTCGAGCAATGGAAGCACCGGAATGGCGACGGATCTTACCACTGCAACCGGAGACTATACCGGGGTCAGCGCTAATCATGTGCTTGTCTTCACTGCAGACGCCACGAATGGCGGGTATGTCCGGCGCTTACGTTTCCAAGCGAAGGGAACAAATACGGCATCGGTGGCAAGGATCTATCTCAACAATGGATCAACGGCTGGGACCGCAACTAATAACACATTCTACGGGCAGATTTCTCTCCCTGCTACAACCGCAATTAATACCGCTGCGACCGTTGAAGTTGATTACCCAATGGAATTCGCGCTGAATCCGGGATTCAGAATCTATGTAGGACTCGGCACGACCGTAGCGGCTGGCTGGGTATGCACTGCCATCGGGGGGAAATACTAGTGCTGCAGGGGTTTGATATTCCCAGATCGAAGAGTGTGGATGTGAAGATATTCACGGCGCCTTCAACGGTGACAAATACACAATGGCATACCTACCAAGTGCCTCCCGGTGCCAGCATGTTATTTATTTACGCTATTGGCGGCGGTGGTGGCGGCGGCGGCGGATTCACTGGAGCAGCTGCAGCGGCTCGCGGCGGTGGCGGCGGTGGTGGTGGTGGTGCCTGTTATCGGAATCCCATCCCTGCATTTTCCTTGCCAGACACTCTTTTTATTCAAGTCGGGGCTGGCGGAATAGGCGTCGGCTCAGGCGGTGGCACGGCTGGCGCTGGAGTAGCAACAATAGTTGCTGTTGCGCCTAACAATGCAGCACTGAATACCGTTGCTCTTGCTGGCGGTGGTGGTGGTGGTGGCACCGGAACCGGTGCCGCTGTTGGAGCTGCCGGAGGCGGAGGAACGGCGGCCAGTATTGCGACTTGTCCACTTGGTGGGCTTGGGGTTTTTTCTGCTAGCTCAGGGCAAGCAGGAGGCGCGGGGGGCGCGGTTGCTGGCGGCAATGGAACCAATGCAACTCTTCCAACGAGCGGCCCGCTGTGTATGGGTGGTGCTGGTGGTGGCGGAACAACTGGCGCAGATTTTGCTGGTGGTGGCATTACGGCTGTTACTGGATCTCTTCTTTCTGAGAGGCGCCCTGCTACGCCAGCAGCCGGAAGCAATAACGGATCGGCGGGCTTTATGAGCTGGAAGCCGTTATTTTCCTTTTGCGGCCTTGGCGGATCGTCTTCAAACGCTGGCGTTGGCGGTAATGGTGGCAATGGCGGTTATGGCTCTGGTGGTGGCGGCGGCGGCGGTGGCACTACTGGCGGACGTGGCGGCGATGGTGGTTCAGGAATCGTTATAATTTGGGCATGGTGAGAATGTATGATTGAAGAACTATATCGGCAGTATGGCGAGCTGGCTATTCAGCTGGAAATAACGCAGGCGAAACTTCAGCACGTCAAGCAGCAGATCGTGGAAGAACTCAACAAGCCGAAGGAGAAGAAAGTTGACGAGTAAGATCTTCATCGAGAGCTACAAAGGCAAGCATAATACCGATGCTCGCTACGCAGAATGGGCAGCACTAGGACACTACAGAAATTTATCTACCGTCTGGGTCACTCCAACTCGTGGCACTATGTCAACGAGAGTTGCTTTTAACTGGATGAACATCATGGGAGGATTTAATCAGCCTCTCGCTAAAATGTGTGTCGAAGGCTTTGAAGTAGGTAGAGCTTACAACGAAGCGTTAATCACCATCCTTACCTCCCCGGTATTTTCCAAATACCAGTACATGCTCACGATAGAAGAAGACAACACTGCTCCTATGGATGCACTGCATAAGCTCTACGAGTCTATCCAGCACTACGATGCTGTTGGAGGTATTTATTGGACAAAAGGAGAAGGTGGCGTTCCCATGATTTGGGGAGATCCTAAAGAGCCAGAAACTTACGTTCCTCAAGCGCCACTGAAGGATGCCGTTCAGCAGTGTAACGGACTCGGTATGGGAGTAACGCTATTCAGATTAGATATGTTTCGTAATCCAGGCTTTCAGTTTGGACAGTGGTTTAAGACAGGAGGTGATAACGGAGAGATGATGACCCAGGATTTATATTTCTTCAGAAATGCTCAGCGACTTGGATATAAGTTCGCTTGCGATACCCGTGTAAAATGCGGTCATTTTGATGCTTCCACAGGAGTTCTCTGGTGAAGATTTATTTTACTTACGGCGAAGAAACTAAAGATGATTTTCAGTCCTGGATTGCCGATCTAACACACGACATTACAACGGAGTCGATAGAAGAAATTTACGGCGTTGGTGTTTTAGAGAAGGTTAAATCACTACCTGGCTTTATTGAAGAATGCTACCGAATGCTTAAGCCCGGAGCCAAGGCTGTTTTTTCCTCTGCTTACTACGCTCACATTAACGCATGGGCTTCTCCTCTCAACATCAGAGGAATCTCAGAAGCTAGTCTTAATTTTGCTAGTAAGGACTGGAGGGAGCAGAGCAAGTATTCAGAGCTATCAATACTCTGCAATTTTGATGTTGCTGTATCTTTTGCAGTGGAGGAGTCAGTCTCTCACCGAGCAGAAGACGTAAGACTGTTCTGGATGCAGAGATATCTTAACGTGGTTCAAGCTGTAGTTTTTACCCTTACGAAGAAATGACTTACTCAGAAAAAACACAACGACAGGTCAGCAAGTACATAGTGAAGCTCGTTCGTCGCCAACCAGCTTGGCTTAGAGATATGTTTGAGCGGGAAGAAATATGCTTCTGCTGTGAAGACGATGGCTCCATGGTGCTCGCTATTAGTGAATCAATAGAGCCTAGATTGAGGGGAACAGCTCAAGTTCTTATCTCAAAATACATGAAGCAGAATCCATGCAAGGCTATCATAATGCACGAGGTAAACTGATGAGAACGTTAGAAGAACTGCAAGTCTTGCTTACCGATTTTAAGCAGAAGTTCTCTGAGGATTTAGGTCGATCCTACTCCGTAGAGCGCATCAAAGAGAGTGGTGCTTTCGAGGATGAGATGAACCGGAGAATTGCAGCGATTGTTCAGAAGCGCTTAAGCCACCTTCAGAATCCAGACTTCTTTAATTTCGTGATGCTCGCGTATAATGAAGATGTGGTGAAGCTAGAACCACCTTCTCCCACTTTAGAGGTTAAACGTCGTGGAAGACCAGCGAAAACGCAGAAAGACTCTCAGTAAGAAAAACTGGGAGCAGTCTCCAGAGTGGATGGAGAAGATTAATATCGTCACCAAATGTCAGGCGATGGGATATAGCCCTGAGCAGATTGCTGCCGTAGCTAAGATTCCTGACATGGAGGTTCGTCGCATCCTAGAAGACGAGATAGTTGCTTGCAGAGTTGCAGCTAAGAACTTCCAGGAGAAGATTCCTGTTGTTAAAGAAATTCTTGGGCTCTCGCTCGATGGTCTTAGGGAGCGACTAAAGGATTTGGTAGACCCTGAGAAGAGGAAGGAATTGCTTCCTAACATGGGTGCCATGGCCGCTCTTACCCGCATCTTGGTAGATCTGAACGGATTACTGCGATTAGAGCAGGGGCAATCAACTGAGAACATAGCAACGGTCAGTTCATCCTATAAAGAAACGAGAATTATGCTTCAGGATTTGCGTAAAGTAGATCCAGTATTCGAGTATCCAGAGTTGCCGGAGGCAACACCATCGAATGAGCAGTAGAGTTCTTGCCGCATTTGGGCAACACGCCAACATAATGAATGCGGTCTATGACCGGATTAATACCGTTCATCAAAAACCTTTACATAAGGGCCAGATTCGCATCGCGAAGGACTACTTCAACAGGGGAATGCGAATTATTCAGTCGCAGTGGGGGAGAAGTGCAGGAAAAACCGAGTCCGCTCTCTTCATCGCTAACGTTGCAGCGATGCTTAATCCTAACTTCATCATCTACATCATTACTCCAGAGCGAAAACAGGGGAAGGAAATCTACTGGGCATCGAAAAGATTGCAGAACTATCCACCTCCTCAGTTCGTAGAGGATGATAGAGATACTGAACTTCGCTTAGTGTTCAAAAATGGCTCGTTTATCTGCGTTGATGGATGCGAGAACTACAATGCTCATCGCGGTCTTAAGCCTAATCTAGTTATTTACGACGAGTTCCAGAACCACAACCGAGAGTTCCATCTTGAAGTCATGGCTCCGAACCTTCTGGCGAAGCAATCGGCGCTAATTATCTACGGCACTCCACCAAAATCTCGTGCCGCGTACTACGTTGAGTTTAGAGAACAGCTTTTGAAGCAGATAAAGGGAGGTGATGTTACCCGTTCTTATTATGAGTTCCCTACTGCCATGAATCCAACCATCGATACTGACGAATTAGCTAAGGTTAGGCGAGAACTGATTGAGTCCGACAACGAAGTTATCTGGTACAGAGAGTATGAAGGTAAACTGGCGTTCGGTGGTGAAGATGTTGTGTTCCCGAAGTGGAATCCTGGTGTTCACGTTCGCACTCATCGTGTTGTTACTAGTTACGTTGACACTGATAAACACAAGCTCAAGTGGTTCACTATATGTGATCCTGGTACTTCTACTTGCTTTGCTGTTCTTTTCGTAGCGTACAACCAATACACTCAGCAGATGTTCTTTCTTGATGAAATCTACGAAAAGGATAGGAATCGAACGGATAGCAGGCAGATTTGGGAGAGGATTAGGAAGAAAGAGGAGGAGCTATACCCGAATGCTCCTGAAAGAACGTGGCGTAGGGTGTACGATGAAGCAGCGGCATGGTTTCAGCGTGAAGTAGCTGCTAATTTTCATGTGGGTCTTATCCCATCTCAGAAGCAGAAGAGCTCTGAAGAGACTGACATCTCTAGAATTAAGATGATGATGGCGAACCATGGGACAATGACAGTCTCTGATAGGTGCTATTGGCTAAGGTGGGAGATTGAGTCATACATTACTGATGAGCTTGGTCGATACCCAGACAGAAACAACCACTTAATCGACTGTTTGAAGTACCTGATGCAGATTTCTGGATGGAAGCTCTTAGAGAAGGGCGCTGATAATCTCATTCCTGAAGTTACTCACATCCAGAATAAGCCACTGGAGATTGAACCGTCAGAATGGGCAGATAACGCAGTTGAAAGTTCTTTATGGATTAATCCTAATGATATTTACTCTGAGTATTTTAATTAATCTCTGCTGCTTGGTAGCGCTCTACTTTTTGCAGTTGGAGGTGCAGTGGTTGAGGCGATACAGTAGAATGCTCTCGGCGTCTGTTGCGAGAGTGAATTCTCGGCCAATTCCCAAAGTAAACTATAAGCAAATCGAGGGAATCTTAAATAAGACGCATCAAAAAGCGGCAATAGCTGAAAAGATGGGAGAGAGAGCGTTCAACATGGCGAGCGCATCTAACCTCGGAGTGATTGCGTTACAGAAGGCGTTGGTGGTTCCCCGAATCATGACGAGAGCACAGCAAAAACAAAACCAGCTTGCTAAGAATGGTGTAGACAAGCTATTTACCACTAAGGGTGGCTTTGATTTTCTTAAGCCAGTACTGTCAGATGAAGATCTAGAAATTCTAGAAAAGATGGAAGAAGTGAACGGGAAAGTAGCAGAATCAGAGTAGTTGGTAGGTATTGGACCCAATAATCGGTCCTACTTCGACGACTTAGAATATTCCAACAAAGAGATCGCTCCCCTGTGGTCTCTCGGTGATATCTCCGATGAGAAAGAATTAGAGAAGTGGTTCGATAACGCAGTTCTTGGCTGCCAGGATTATTACCGCGATTACTTCCAGACTCAGATGGATAACCTGCTTCTCTACAAGGGAATGCAGTGGCTATCAGCAGACAGAAACGCCAACAGAATCCTTGATAGGCAGGGGTTTCCCAATACTCGTAACCCCAGAGTTGTCATCAACCACCTCGCAGACTTCGTTACTCAGTGGGTCTCCAGGCTCACCCGATATCGGCCAGCAGTGGCAATTTATCCTGCTCGCTCCGCACAAGAAGACGCCGATGACGCTAAAATAGCTAAGAACGTTCTCGACTACATCTGGTACGAGAACCGCATTGATGAGGTTCTTCAAGAGTTCGCTCGCCAGATGAAGATATTCGGCGAAGCGCACATGTGGATTCTCTGGAATCCACAGAAGGGAGACGTTCATCCTGACTGGGCTCAAGCCAGAGCACAAGGGAAGATGGTCCCTATTCTCGATTCCATGGGCCAGCCAGTTCTTAACAGCAATAGCGAACCAATGTTCATGGAGCATTGCCAGAGAATTGGAGACTTAGATTACATAGTAGAGGCTCCTTGGCATGTTTTTGATATGCCCTGCCGTAATCGTAAAGATATCGACTGGAGCATTCGCTGGCGCATAGAGAATATCGATTACCTGAAAGCCAAGTACCCAGATCGCGCTGACGAGATTAAATCTAATCTGGACCTAAACTCTCTCTACACTGGCTATCGACTTGATGGCGCTACGCTTAAGAATGAGACGGTAGTGTATGAGTTGTTCCATCGTTCTCATGAGTTCATGGAGAAGGGTCGGTACATTAAGAGAATTAAGAACGTAATTCTAGAAAACACCGACCTTCCTTATGAGCATGGTCAGATTCCTAGAATCTACATGGCGGATATCGAGGTGCCTGAGCAGATTCGGGGCATGTCTTTCTTCCAGCAGTTATTCCCAATTCAGCACCAGATAAACGCAGTAGCTTCTCTCATCTATAAGTCACTAGTCCTGTTCTCTCATCCTAAGCTAGTTATTCAGGACGGTAGCTGTGACATGCAGCAGCTTTTGAACGAGTCCACTGTGGTTTCGTACTCGGGTGGCGTTCCTCCTGACCTCTTGGCTCAGAATGCCGTTTCTCAGGAGCTATTCACCTACCTGAATAAACTAGAACAGACAGCGGAAAAGCTCTCTGGTGTATTCACCATGTCTCGTGGTGAGGCTCCGTCTGGAGTCAGAGCTGCTAAAGCGCTTCGAGTGCTAGAGGAGCAGGAAGATAAGAGAGCTTACATAACTGCGATTAAGTACAACAACATCGGCTTAGTCGAGAATGCCAGAATGTCGTTATCCGTTGCTGGTACTTTCTACGATGACTCCGATGGTCGATTGGCTCAGATAGTTGGTAAAGATAACGAGTATAAGATTCTTCAGTTTCAGACGGCTAACCTAACTAAGCCGTTTCATTTCCGCATAGAGAACACCACTGCTCTGTCGCAGTCTCCATCTGCTCGAATCGAAGAGATTAACGAGATGATGCAGGTTCGCTTTGACCCAATGGCTCCGATTAGCAGAGAGCAATACATCAGGCTCTTAGACTTAACAGCGAGCGATGAGTTCAAGGACATTATCACGAGAGCTACCAAGTGTGCTGAGTCTGAGAATGATGATTTCCAGGCTGGCAGGCCGGTTCGTCCTCCAACGGAGACTGAGGATTTAATCGCGCATTGGAAGGTTCATGTCCAAGCGTTCCAGTCGAGAGAGTTCAAAGAGATTTGGCCGGAAGACAGGAAGATGCTCATCCATCAGCATTTACAGATTACCGAGTACCTGATGATTGAGAAGTCTCAGGGCATTTTAGACCCGATGACCGGAATGCCGCTTAGAATGCCAAATCCTGTTTTCTCTCAGCGGCTAATGGTTGAGTGTCCTGACTTCCCGATGTTGCAACCTATGCCAGTACCACCAATGCCTCCCATGATGATGGGAGGAGGAGCGGGAGGAGCTGTATCTGCCCCAGTTAGCGGAATTTTAACACCTAGTCCTTTAGACGCTGGTGCTCCAGTAGATGGAGGTGCAAACACTGCGCCACCTTCAATGCCACCAGAACCAACAAGTAATGTGAGACAATGACAGACGAAATAGTTACTCCTTCTGCTCCCGTAGAAACTAATGTTTCCCAGCCTCTTAATGCTCCTAAGCCATACGATGACGACATGTTGGAGGCTTACGCTGCTGAGGAGGCAGTAGAAGAAGGGGAGAGCGATAGCTCTCCGGCGGAGCAGGTTAAGGATACCCCGGAAGCTAAAGCTCCCCCCGTGGAGGAACAGAAAGAACCGGAGGCTGAGGAGTCTTCAGAAGAGAAGCCTGAGCCTGCCAAAGCTAAGTCTGATGATAAGATTATCGATGGGCTCGAAGAGATTCCGATTAAACGACTCATCAACGGGAAGGAAGTAGAATTTAAGATTAAGGAAGCGGTTCAAGCCTACGTTAAGCAAGAAGAATTTAACCGTAACATGGATCGACGCATCACTCATATTTCTCAGCGAGAGAAGCGCTGGGAGAGTGAGCAGAACCAGTTCAAGGACAAGATTGGAAAGGTCATCGAAGTTACTCAGTCGGGTGATTTCGTAACTGGAATTAGAGCGCTTGCAAAATTGGCAGTAGGCAACAGTGGCGCTGATCCTGTAGAATTTGAAAAGAAGTACTTTGCACAGCTGGATAAGATCCGAGAAGTTTACACGAAGCTAACTCCTGAACAGCAGGAGGCATACTTCGCTAAACGGAAGGCTGCTGAGTATGAAGCTAGGGCAAAACAGCTCGAAGATGAAAAGACGGTAAACACCGAAAAGAGTAATCTTCAGGAAAAAGTTTCCTCGCTTCAACAGCAGTACGGAGTGAAAGACGATGAGTTCTGGAGTAATTACAGAGCGCTCGTCGAGACTCAGGTGGGTGAAGGAAAACATTTTCAAGCTCCTGATGATATTCAAGCCGAGGATGTAATTTCATACTCGCTTAGAGTTAAGCATGAGGAGAAGGTGCTTGAGGCTGGAAAGAAGGTTGGTATCAGCGATGATGCCATTCTGGATGAGGTAAGTAGAATTACTCTTGTCGATCCTACCTTAAGCGTAGATGATATCGTTCGAGTGATAGAAAGCTCTGGCATCGCTAAAAACGCATCGCCAGCAGCGGTTGAGAACTTAAATAGAAAAGCCGAGAAGTCTAAGACTCGGTTCACTCAGGCCAGCTCAACCAAAAAAGAACAAAACGGGAAAATAGAGGGCTACGAAGGGGAAGATTTAGATTTTCTCTATCGCAACCAGCCCAAGGCATATAGCCGTCCTGTCCGTTAATTTTTTGGAGAGTTTATACAATGGCCAATTATAATTTAACCACGGCCACTGGTGTATTTAAGACCAAGTACATCAAGATGTCCCGTGATATGTTCAACAGTGAGAACGTCGTTCTCGCTAAAGTAAAGAGAAATGATCAGTTCGTAGGCGATCAGGCTCTTATCTCAGTTCCTACCTCCTTTGGTGGTGGACGAGGTTCGGGTGTGATTCCTCGTGCTAACGTGACTGCGTATCAGAAGATGCTCATCACGGCTAAGAAGCTCTACGCTATTATCGAAATCGATAACGAAGCGATCAAGGCTTCTCAGACCGATGAGGGTGCATTCGTTCGACTGTCGAAAGAGCCAGTTAAGCGCGGTGTTCAGGCGTGGCAGGCGAATCTGTCGAGAATGTTGTTCAACGACTCTCTTGCCACTAACGGCAATGGACGACTTGGCATCAGCTCGTCAGCGACTGCGATTACCTCTGCTGCTGGTGTTTACACTGTCACCTTCGTAACTGCTGCTGCTAACCCAGTAAACTGGAAGCAAGCAAACTGGGAAACGAAGGACTACGTAAACGCTTCTCTGATTGCAGGTACTGCTGAGTACGAAGTGACTGGGGTAAATCCCGTTGCTTCTGCAACCACAGCGACTGTAACTCTGACTCAGACCAACGGTGCTGCATTCGACTTGACCGGACGACTTTCGGTTAATTTCTACATGCAGAACTCCAAGGACAACGACACAACCGGGCTTCGAGGAGCGCTTCTGGCGACTTCTGGAACTCTGTTCAACGTTGCAGTTGGATATCGATGGCAGGCATCAAGCCAGTTAACGAACCTCTCGGTTGGTATCACTCCTGATCTGTTGAATCAGCAAGCACTCGATATCAAATATGCGTTCGGTGAGAACCACGACATGTTTGTGACGAGCTTCGTTCAGTACCGAAAGTTGCTGAACCAGCTTGAAGATCAGAAGCGGTACATGATTGTGGAGTCTCGTAACTCTGGACCTAAAGGAAAGTTCTCCTTCCAGGCACTTGAGTTCATGGCTGACACTGGGCCGATTCCTGTAATTGCAGAGCGCTTCGTTGAAGATGACACTCTCTATTCTCTGAATAGCGATTTCATCGAGTTCCATGCTCGTCCAGATGGTGGATGGGTAGAGGACCCAACGATGGGCGGAAGCATCTTCCGACTCTCTCCTACCAACGATACCTGGCAAGCCCGGTACGCTGTGTACGGTGAGTTTGCGATTATGCCGACTGCACATGGAATCATGACTGGTTTAACCACCACGTAAGAGTAGCGCTTAATTTTAAAAGGAATGAGTTATGTCACTTGATGTAATGCAAAATAGAGCGGGACTCCTACAGTTAGTGGGAGCCCCAGGAGTAACGGTAACTGGCACTGCTAGTACCGTCGCTTCAAATCAGTATCCTGCTGGATATGGATTCGGTCAGTATCGAGCTATCGTAGCTGGAAGCAATTCCACTAACGGTGGTGCTGATGTGATGATTCCTGTTCCACGCGGTCAGGCAACGACTGATTATCAGGCGTTTGCTACTACTGGAATGATTACGCATGACGGTGCTCCCGTTGTGTTGATTAGCATCTCAACTACTGGAATTGCTCTCAACCTTCAGCAAGCTGTCTCTCATGGACAGGTGCTTGAGATTGTGAACATCGCAGGAACGACTGGATCGATTGTATCAACTCTTGCCACGACTGGCTTCGGTGGAACCACCACGGCAGCTTGTGCAGTAATTGATGCAGCTCACACGATTGCTTCAACTCAGACACAGAAGTACATCGCACTCGCTCAAAAGGGCGGTACTGCGACGACTAACGTGCCTTTCGTTTGGCATCGCGTTTACTAGAAAAAAGGGGAGGGTCGAAAGGCTCTCCCCTTAGTCGATTTACACTCGACTATAATTTACCCGTCAACTCGGAGGTGTAATTTATGTTACGAGAACTAAAGCAATACCACGTATCTCCCTATCTCTATGCATTTAAGGTGGCGTACTCTGGTGGGACACCTTCCGCTACTCTTGGATTTAACGATCTGTCATCAGTTAGCGACAACGGGACTGGAGATTTCTCGCTAAATTTTAAACGTCCATTTAGCTGGAGTAATAGCAATAACGATGTCATTGCATTAGCCTCTCCGTATCATACCAATGGAAATCTAGAGTACTACGCAAGTTCATATACCAAATCAGCGGTTAGAATAGCTGGCGCTGGGGCAGACTTATCGCATGATGTTCTTGTTCTTGGGTGGAGGGATAGAAGCGCTCTTAACGCTAGAAGTTTTCGAGAGAATGTTTATTGCAATCTCAATAGACCAAGAATGTTGGCGTTCCAGTTAGATGGAACCACTACTCCTGCCAGCATAGTATCTGGCGCTGCTGGAGCATTCTCTTTCACAAGAAATTCTACTGGGAACTACACTCTTGTTTATAAGAATGCTTTTGGGGCAGCTCCCGTTGTTGTGGGATGTTGCGTAACATCATCTACACAACGATTTGGAATTATTTCTTCTGGAACAGATGCTACAAAAGTTACTTTTGAAACCTACAACTCTAGTGGATCTGCTACTAACTCCCTAGTAAATATTTTTGTTGTTGGAACTGACTCTAGAGATGTAGGGGGTGGTTTTGATAGGCCACTCCAGATAAATCAGAGGAAGTCTATTCTGACTGGATTTATTGTAGATAGATCTGGAGCTGCAATACTTAATAACTCAACTGATGCGACCTATGCATCTGGTGGCACTGGAGTTTATACATTAACACTCACTGACCCTAACACTCGTCTACGGAGAACGTGTACTCCAGTTTCTGGAGCAACTAACGTCTCTAGTGCCGTTGCAACAAGAATAACATCTCCTACTAGTGGTGGGTTTACTGTGACTTCTTTTGCCACTAACGGAGCGGCAACTAGTTCTACCACTCATGCGATAGCTGTTTGTTATGAAGATACAGGGGAATCATAAATGAATATTAAAGCACTTCTATTAACGGTTTTGTTGGCGGGTGATGTATTTGCGCTTACAGAGGCAACTCCGATTCCGATGGTAACTGTTCTTCCGACAGCTATTCCTACTTCTTATCCAACTCCTCCGTTTGGAGTTGGGCAACCGTTAAAGACTAGGACTGTCTGTAATCTTACTAATCAGGATCTGCACTGCGCTGACGGTAACTACGCTACTCCAGCTCCGTACATTGTGCCTGCTGGGGCATGTAGTACTTACAACTACGCTGCAAATGGGCTTCAGATGAGTAGAGGTGTGGGAGCTTGTATTAGGCCAGCTAATACTCCTGCGAGCGGATATATATCAGTGGAGGGCTCTCGGTGAAGCTAATTCGTGGCTTTCTGTACTATACATCAGCTCTAGCCATCGGGCTTGCCGTTGCTCTGTTTGCCACTACTAGCCGAGCAGATATCGTCATGCTCGTCTCTCGCTACTTAGCTGACACAGTAAGTTTTATTTCAGTTGTTGCTGGCGGTACTGCGACGATTGGAACGAATTCAGTTGATACTGCGGATTCTAATCTGCTCTGCCTTTCCTCAACTCCTCAATGTACCACCAACGGTACTAGAGGTGGATATATGACTCTAGCAGGAAATGAGAATGGCGATGTTGGATCAATTCGCATTCAGGCTGGACTTGTTGCTAATACCATTGTCAGTCTCTATGCACCAGTCTCGTCTGGTAAAGTGACAATCGGCACTAACAATCCAAACGACTGGGAATTTGCTCGCGTATCTGGTGCTACTGTTCTTAGAAATGCTGCTGGTGGTGGTGATGTAAGCCTATCTTTAACAGGTACTACTCTAGCCGTTCAAGAAGGTACGGCAGCAAGTGCATGTATGGGAAGCGTTACGGCTAACGGCACGACAGCGGTTACTGTTTCTACTACCTGCGCCACTGCCGGGACCAGACCATTTATCTCTAGAAGCTCTGCTCCTTCCGGCACAGCGGATTGCTGGACAGACACTCTAGTTGCTGGAACTTCGTTCAACTTGGATTGTAACGGAGCAGAAACAGGAACCTTTAACTGGATTATCTACCATGAGGCACCGTGAGCTGGCTTAGCGACATTACTGATAGCGTAGGAGGTGTATTTGGGTATGGAGATTTAAGCTCTCAGATATCTGACTTCCTTCCTGGCAACACCTCTGGTGGAAGTACTGTTGTTCCCTCTCCTGACCCTGGACAGAAGGGAGACGGCTTCTTTAACTCAACTGCTTTTTATTCCTCGCTTCTCAATGCTGGTCTTGGATTAGCTGGAACCTACTTCCAGCAGTCTGGACAGAAAGAGTTAGCTGAAGCTGCTGCTAAGCAGCGTCTGGCTGAAATTGAAGCTGCTTCTAAGCTAAAAGCTGGAGGAGGTGGCGGAGGCGGTGGTGGTGCAGGAGCAGCACTTAAGATTGCCAAGATGAACAACATGGCAGCTCTGTATCAGAACTGGGCGAACCTCACTCAGAAGGGAGGCGCTGACGCCATGGAAGGATCTATCGCGACTGGGAAGTTAATGACTGAACCGATTAACGTGAGGCTTGCAGCGTTAAGATAATGGGCAGATATATCGCTGACGATGGGAATGAGTACGAAGTCAATATTGATGACGAGATCATTCGTGCGGGTGGTGCTCCAAAACCTGCGAAGCCAAAGAAGCCAGCCTCTGGAGCAGGACTCTACGACATAGCCAAGGAGGTTGGTGCTCTTAAAGGTGCTCAGTCCTTGCTAGGAGGTTCTTATGCAACTAACGCAAGTGAAGCTGCTACTGGCCTAGCTAGTTTGGCTAATTCTGGAGCTGGAATGCAGGCAGTAGGAACTGCCCTGGATGGGTCAACGGTGATGGCACCGACTTCTTTTGTAAATAATCCTCTTGGTAACAGTACTGCCGTAAACGCGATATCTAAGTGGGCACCTGGTGTTGCCGGAACTTATGGGCTGTATGATCTATCGCAAAATAGAAAGCGTATCGGAACGGGTAAGGGCTATCTTCAAGGCGCTGCATCTGGGGCTGGTATTGGCTTTTCTCTTGCTGGTCCTGTGGGTGCTGGTGTTGGCGCTGGCCTTGGACTTCTTGGCAATGCTCTTGGTATAGGCGGGGAGTCTCGCACTAAGGGAGAGGAGAAGCAGAGGAAAGCTCTGGCTGAGCAGGGACTCATGGTGCCTAACTCCGACATTAAGGAGTGGGAGAACAACGAGAAGTTCCGTCAGTCTCGTCAGGAGTCTGACTTAACCGGGAAGGACATTCTTCATGCCTCAGACTTCTACGCCAAGATTCCTGGGTACGCTGAGCTTGATGCTGCTAAGCAGGAAGCTATTACCAGCAAGGCATTAGAGCTTGGATTAATCCGGGAGCAGCTTGGCAAGATTAATCTTGGAGATTCAGCAGAGTTTGCTGACTTCCTAAAGACTCAGCTCGCTCAACCAGAAACTGGTGGTGAAGTAAGAGTTGATACGTCTGGTATTAGGGCAGAGGAGAAGAAAGCTAGGAAGAAGCAGAAGGTACAGGCGCTTCTGTCAGATCTTAATCCACAACTTACTCAAGGTCCTCGTTATGACATTAATCCTGGAGAACTGATTAACAATCCTTACTTATAGGCTCGTATGGCAAAAGACTACGCAAAAATAAAAGCACTGGCTCAGTCGATTCTGGAGTGCATAGGAGATGAGGCAGAGGGTGCTAATCCTAGCCTGCCTAAGCAGAAGGACGACTTTAATGATGGTGGTCAGGAGTCACTAGATAACTTAGCTCCTGCTGCTGACCAAGGAGATACGGGTGGTGCTCCAGTGGCTAAGAGTTCTGGTGATTCTGAGGAGAAGAAAAGGAAGAAGGACTCGTCCCTAGCGATGATGGGATCAATGCTTGCTTCTAAATTCAAATGAGACGAACTGATGCCCTCATCACAGCAGCAAGGGTAGTTTCCCGTAATGCTGCTAACGCTGACGGCACTTATTCGATAACAGATAACGAAGTCTTGCAGTATCTGAATGATGCTCAGGACCGCTTACAGAATCTTATCTCTGCACAGAAGAACGTAGCTAAGATATTCGTTACTCAGCAGCTCATTTCTATTGTGGCTAACCAGGAAGCCTACTCGATTACTGACCGAGTGCTGATGAATAAGCAGATTGAGTCTGTTGAGTTCTCTTCTACTGGGAATCTCTCTGATTACGTTCGTCTGGAAAAACTCAACTTCTTTAATCGAGACACGAATCCATCTTCTTATCCCTGGGGATACATTAAGAGAGGAGGGCAGATTCTACTTCAGCCTACTCCGTCTATCTCTGTTGGTACTCTACGAGTAACGTATGAGAGAGACTTGGACGATCTGGATATTCCTCGTGGAGTAATCTCAACGGTTACTTCTGGTACTTCTACTCAGTTTGCTACGTTTACCTTAGACACTACCGCAGATGCCTACGAGTCTACGACTCCTGGGTGGAGCAACACTCAGTACTGCTCAGTGGTTGATGCTTTTGGTAATAGGAAGTGCTTCAACATTCTGTCTGGTGGGTATAACACTGGCACTAATATCTTTACTCCGTCTCCAACTCCTTTTGTGTATGCAACTGGAGATTCAGCGTTAGCTGTGGGAGACGTTGCTGTGTTTGGTAAATACACCACTACCTTCTCTCAGCTTCCAGATTCCTGCGAGAGATACCTGATTCACTATGCAGCTACCGAGTTGTTTCATAAGGACTCTAGCGAGGACTACAACAGAGAAGCTGAGATTCTATCTAAGATGGAGACTGACATCTTGAAGGCTCTGTCTAGCCAGACGAGCGAGGTGCAATTCATTCCACAGGCTGACAGATTTGAGTGGTTCTAGATGTCTAACTCTATCTTCACTCAGAAATTTGCCGCTAACTTCACTGGCATCGATGGGGAGATGTCAGCTCTGGAAGAAGACATCGGTGGTGTTAATCGCGCCGTTAATCTTGAATACGCAGTAGGCAACTCCCTTCGAGGGAGATTGGGGTGTCAAACTTTGGGGCGGGGATTTTTTGCAGTATTCCCCTACTCATATACTAGAACTCAAGATCAGTATGACATAGCTTATCAGGTAGCTGCTGGGACTTATCCGACTCAAACAGCATCGTTAACGACTACTAAAACGTCAGCAGATGGCGCAAGCATCTCAAAATTAATAGGAATCAACCGTCAGGTGTGGATATTGGACACCATGAATATTACGGTTACTTATGTTTCAGGCACCTATCCGTTTACTTGGTATACGGCAGTTTCCGGCTCTAATATCAACTTCAACATTAAGGCTAATGGCGTCTCTATTCTCAACACTTCTCTTGGTGATGGCATTAGTAGCTCTACCTCCATCTACTCTCTGCTCGGTACAATAGATGGATTAGCTGAGCTTTCTATCTCACGCACCACCAGAGGAACCTGCCCTCCTTTTGCTATAGTCAATGGAAACCAAGTGCCAAGTAGCGTTGGCTCAAGTCCAGTTGGGACTATTTATAGAATAACAGTAGATAGTGGTCACAATTTTAGTGCAGGAGATATTATCTCTTGGTTTGATACTAATACTCTTACAGGAGGAATGCTTACAGGCGGCATAGTATTAGCAACCACATCTACAACTATAGACTACATCGGAGTTAATAGTACCTTGGTAGATGACCAAGTACTTGGCTATATGGCTCAGCCTGCCACTGCGTTTTCTATTGGCGCTGCCTCCACTGCTGGGACAGGGAACCTTACATTATCTTTCCCTTATTGGAGACTACTACCAGAAGGAGATCAGTCTACCAGCATTAGTTCTGGCTCAGTTTATGGAGGTATATATACTACCAGTATTAGAAATTGGTTTTTAAGAACTAGTCGTTCTTTTTACGCTCCGGCAGTAGCTTCTAATCAAGATGGGAACCTATACATAACCGCAAGTGCCGATCTTGCCGATGGTGGTAGTGGCTCTACTTATGGGAATAATTTAATTAAAGTTGACGGATTGCAGGTTACTCGGGCTGGCTTGCCAGCTCCATCCATAACTCAGAATGCTAGTGGGGCAGGATCGTTAACTGGGGCGTATAAGTATAAATGCTTCCTCAGAAGATATGATGGGCAAGGAAACATAATTGATGGTTTAGTTTCCGATATTGCGACAAAAACCTATGCTGCCCAGTATGGCTCTCTTACCTTTGTCCCACCATTATACTCTAACACAACTGGATTTCAGGTCAGGGGATGCTATAAGCACACAACGGAATCTCCTACCACCGGGCAAGCATTTTATGTAGATGATAGCTCTGGCGGCGTAGGAAATCAGGCATTTATCCAGCCGGGCGATGTTGTTTGCTTAACAGACAACACAGCCCAGACTACTGGGCTATGGACAAACGCTGGCCTAAGTATACCAGTTGGGTCTCTTCATAGAACAAGATGCACTGCATATTCAGCTCAAGCTACAACCATATCTCCAACTACTAGCTCAATAAGAGTTGCGGATTCTTCAGGATATCAAATTAATACTAACACAGAGATAAGCGCTGGCTTGACTCTTGTAATGTTGAGAACCACTGCTGGCGGCAATCAATATTATGTTCTAGGCGAAATCCCCATCACTGGACTAGGATCTCCAACTATCTATGATGATGTTGTAGATTCTGCTCTTATCGCAAAAGAACAATATGTTGAGATAGAATTAGGCAAAGAGCATAATCCTCCTCCTCCATGCACTTTAGTATGTGCTCATCAGGGCGGGCTAGTTGTAGCTAGAGGACCTACCTCCCCCAACACCGTAGCGTTCTCCTCTGCTGACGGCATTGAGTACTTCCCAACGGCATCCAACTCTTTCGATATCCCATCTACGCAGTCTGGGTTTATCACTGCAATAGCTTCTGACACTAACGACAGACTCGCTGTGTTTAAGGCTAGAGCTTACTACGACGTAGTAGGAGATCTAGATGGTGGAGCATTCTCTATTAACGTTAAGGCAGAGGGAGACTTTGGCATTGCTAGTCAGGCATCTCTGAAGAGAATCCAGGATACTCTTATCGGCGTAGGTCAGAACGGCTTTCTCCTGATATCGAATGGTCAGTTCGACTCTCAGGCTTATAGAGATCTGTCTGCTCGTCTCATTGCTCAGAATTACTACTTCCAATGGGCAGTAGCAGAGAATGATGCTTTCAACAGAAACTACGTCTGCTCTATCCCAACAACTGGAGAGCCAGTTTCATTCGTAATCGATTACTCTAGAGATAAGCCTCACACCTTTGAGCGAAGCTATACCACTAAGATTGACCAGGGTGGTGGCATGGCGTTGGTTGATAACACGCTCTACCACCTATCTCTTACCTCTCCTTATGGAGTGTTTCGTAGACTTGATAGATTCGATGGTAACTCTCCATCTGGGAATGGAGACGGGGATTCCTTCATAGATAACACCAATGCTATTACCTACATTCTAGAGTCCTCTCCTATCAACTTTGGAGAGCCAGCACAGCTAAAGACTCCTATTAGAATTAGACTCTGGAGTATCCCCAATGACTACGTGGAAGAAGGCTGGGTGCCGTTCTCCACTCTAATTGAGACGGGAGCTAGTGCCATAGCTCAGTACGTTGGTGGTTCTAGCCCTAACGCCACCTCCTCTACAGTAACGTTCTCAACGGCGAACGATGCCTTTAAGGAGGTTAAACTCGTTAATTGCAAAACGCATTTCTATATAGTCAGGCTCACTACCAACACTATCCGTACTGCTCCGTTCTGGACTGGATATGAAGTACTATTTAAGCAGGCATACGTGAAGGAGGATCTAGCTAAATGAGCGAGTTCTTCTCTCCTAACTACGCGGTGCTTAAGAACTGGCAGCAGACAGTTACCGTGGCGTTTCAGCAGCTCAGGCGAATTAAGTTTGTAGTTAGAGAGACTTTCAGCTTTGGTAACTATGACCCGCAGGTTAACTGGCAGGGCATGACGGTAAGTGGTGTTACGGTAAATAGGGCTAGGTATCTTAAGCTCTATAAGATTATCTTTCTCTCGATTGATTTCACTGCCACCTTAGCGGCACCTCTTACTAATTTCATTACCGTAGTTATACCGGAAGGAATCAATGCTCCAGCAGCAGAGAATGGCGCAATCCACCTACAGGGTGGTGCAGCTCTAGTGCAAGATAATGGGGTGACAGAAACTGGCACCTACCAGATAGTAGGAGGGTCGAACCTTATTAACTTCTTTCGGTCCGCAACGGCAAACTTTAACGTTGGTGTGGCTAGGGTAACGCTGAACACGTTTATTGAGATTGAGTAGTATGGCAAAGAAGAAACCAGTCAAAGGACCAAAAGCACCAAAGACTCCAGATACTCCTGGTCAGGCCCAGGATAGGGCATTAGCTGGCCTATACGGAAACGAGGGTGTTAACGCTGGAAACGCTCTTATTGGAAAGTTCCTGCAACCTGGCGTTCTCGGTCGAGTGAATACTAATCCTCTCGGAGCTGAGCAACGGCTTGAGCGTAATAACGCTTTACAGACTGAGTACGGCAGTAGGGACCCGATGCAGACTGACGTGTTGAACCGGATGCAGGCAGGGCTTGGTGGATACACCTCTCCTGAGTATCAGGCTCAACGTGAGCAGATGATGAAGGGGATTAACTCTAATATGGCAACTTCCATGTCTCAGCTTGCTAAGGGTCAGGCTCGTGGCAAGGTGTACGGAGCTGCCTCCACAGCACAACAGCGTAATCTCATCACTGGAACAGAGAACTCTAAGAACGACTTAGAACAGCAGCTCTACGTTAAGAACATCGATGAGATGCAGCGTCGTCTTACTGACTACGGCACTTACGGTCGAGAGCTTACTGGAGAGGAGTATGGCAGGAAGTCTGAGATTACTAAGAACTATAATGATGAGTCCTCTAGGATTAATGACCAGGAGTTAGAGAGGCAGAAGATTAACCTTGGGCAAGCTAACGCTGAAACTGCTGCTCAGATTGGAGCGTTTACTGGTGCTGGTGGTACAGCGATTAGCAGGGCGCAGACTAAAGCTGCTCAGAAACTTAGTAGAGAAGGATTAAGGAAACTAGGATGACACCTCCTTACGACGAAGAAGAAGTCTCTGGCGATCCTCTAGCCAACTTTGGGATGCCGCTTGTGTATCAGCAGCAAACTTCTGCATTACAGATGCAGGAGACTCAGGCTGAGCAGAGTGCGATGGAGTACCTGAGAGCTTCGTTAAACAAGAGTGCTGAAGTAACTCCGATGCAGGGATTAGCTACTGCGTTGTTAGCTGCTGTTCCAACTCTTGGTGGGTATCTGATTGGTAAGTCGGTTGGTAAACCACAGATTGACATGTCTGTTCCCGAAGGGACTAACCTTACCCCTGCACAACTATCGAGCATTAATAGGCAGTACGATCCTAGTCAGTATCAGACTGGAGCTATGGCTGGTGGTTTAGCAGGAACTAAGATTGGAATGGAGTCTGCTGGTGGATTCCTTAAGGGTCTGGATGCTGAGCAGGAACGTAAGAATGCTATCTACGAGAAGATGGCTGCTCTGGAATCTGGAAAAGCAAGTAGATTACAAGGCATGCAATCTAACCTGCTCTCAGCAGGACTTGCTGCTGGGCAGCGGAGAGCTGATGCGCTGGACCCTGAGCTACAAGCTGCCGAGGTTGAGCAAGCGCGTCAGATTGCTGACGCTCAGTACTCTGCCAGAAGTAAGTATCTTCCTGCTGGTCAGGGTGATGAGATTTTTATTACTGAAGAAATGGCAGCAAAGCTTGGAAACCCAAATCTTGCTGGGCAGACAATGAGTTCCAGGGCCATTAATTCTATTAATAATGTCCAGGCAGAAGACCGAAGAGAGGATGCATGGAATACGAAGAAAACTGGCGGAATACCTCTTACGGTCAATGCTAAGGTTACTGAAAAGCTAGGAGCAGCAGATAACGCTTTCGCTGCACAGGAGAGACTTAGAGAATTGTATAACACTGCTGTCCAGCAGATTGGTCCTGGATTCGTGCAAGCATTCGCTAGGCAAGGTTTAGCTGCCTTACCTGCCAATGCTCAGCAAGAGTTTATTAAATATCTGAATGGTATTGCGATGGAACTTAATCGTGCCGTAGATCCAACTCCTTCTGATGCAGGAAAAATGGCACAGCTTCAGAAACTTCAAGCCTCTATTGAGAATGGTAACTTCCTCCAGCAACTTGATTTTGAAGTTAAGAATGCTCGTCGAGCAGCTTTAGCTGCTGTTAAACCATTCACTATTGGTTTAGGACCTGATGCAACAGCTAATAAAATAGCAGATTCCTATGCCAAGGACTGGGGATTAAATCCAGATGGAACATCTCCTGGTGTTAATACTCCGGCTCCGGCAGCTACCACTGCTAGTGGAGGATCTTCCGCTAAGCTTACATTCGAGGAATGGAAAGCGCTTAAAGCTCAAGGCAAACTATGACACCAGAAGAACAAGAATACGCAGAGTATCAGGAATATTTAGCGTATCTTAACGCAAGCGAAGCTACACAAAAACCTCAAGGGACAGATCTGTTTTCTACTACAGCAGCAAATACCTTCAATAGCCTAGCTTCAGCTACTGAGATTGACCCAGGGGCAAATCCCTTTGGTCAGGCAGGCATAGACTTAACTAAGCAAAGAGCTGGAGAACAGGTCGGTAAATTTGCGTTAGAAACTGGAGTACCGCTTGCAGCAGGGGCGGCATCAGGTCCAGTTATCGGAGCAACACAAGGGCTTCCACTTCTTGGCAGAGCAGCGGGGTATGCAGCTAGTGGATTACTAGACGCGGGAATTAATTATGCTGGTCAGAAGATTGAGCAAGATATTGGATTAGCTTCTCCAACAACAGGGAAACAAGATTTTGACTCGGCGTTAACCACTGCTGCTGTAGATTTTGCTGTTCCTTCTGTGGCTGAAGTTGGCGTAGGAGCCTTAAGAGGAACATCCGGTTTAGTTAATGATCCAAAAGCTCTTGGAAGATATTGGGGAGCAACAGCTAATGATGCTAATAGAGCAATAACTAGGAAGACTCCCGATCAGGCTATTTCTGAGCTAATGGAGAATCCTGAGTTTAAGAGTCAGGTAGTAGGAAATGCTTCTGTAAATAGAGCCTTTGATAACCTTCAAGAGATGAAGGCTGCTACTGGAGCCGATATAGGTGCTCGCTATAAAGAAGCTGGTAATCTATCTATCGATTCACAGAGCATTCTATCGGACCCTCGCATTACTAACCTCACTGCACAGCTACAAAATCCCTATGCATTAGGATCTTCCAAGAAGATGATCTCTCCAGTACTGGATGACGTACTGCCTATTCTCCAGCAGTTTCCTGAGCACTCAATTGCAAATCTATGGCAAGTTCGCCGACAGATAGACGACAGCATTAATTTTGCTAGAAAGACAAAAGACCTTTCATACGATCAGGCCACAGCTCAGCAGCTAAGAAACGTATTGAGCGATCATATTACTGCTGCAATAGAAAGAACTGGCGTTAAAGATTTGGTCGATCTTAATCAGCGTTATAACAATCTATCTATCGTGGAGATTCCACTTGGCAAACGATCTGGGCAGATGAGTGATAATAACTTTATTGGTTATGACATCACCCAGCTTGGTAAGATGGGAGCGTATTTAAAAGGCTCTGCCGGATATGCAGCAGGAGATGCGCTATTACCAGGAAGCGGTCTTATCGCTGGTGCTCTTGCTCCAGTAGTTGCTGGCAATCCCGGACGCGCTGCTCTATTTAACGTAGCAGAAGCGTCTCAAGGAATTCCTTCTGGAGTAGGGATGCTCACAGCAATGACAACCAACATGCCAATTCCGAGAAGCCAGGATCTTCCTCGTAGTTGGAAAGCTGTTAAGACAGACTCCATGCATCTCTCTAACCTGGAAGCTATTGCAGCAACATTAGGACTTCTACCTCCTGGAACTAATTTGGCCGACTTGCCTGATGCTGTAGGCAAGCAAATCTTAGGTGCCATCGCTACTCAGGTCCCAGGGGTATTCGAGAAAGTGCCAGACAAGATTAATGTGATTGATGGTCAATTCATGGACCCAACTGGAAAGTCAGTTGTGGTTAATGACGCTATCAATATGCCTGCCGAGGAAAGAGCTAAGCGCATTGGTGGCGTATGGAACAACCAGTATGTCCCTCCATCTCAGCAACCAAAGGCACAACCAACACCTCTTCCTGCGCTTCCTGTAACTATCGACCGAGCTACTGAAGCTCTCACTAGTGGGTTAACACCTAGCAGTAACGTGCCTCTAGACTTATCTTACGATAACGCGACCACGAGGACGCTAGAGCAGTTAACAGAAGCACAGTCTTTACATGCACTGAACTAGGAGATCATACGAAAGGGGTTTTGATAGATGAGCGATGGAAATGGAAAGAGCGAGATTAAAATAGTGTGCCCATTTGGAGCTGAATTTGTATCACTACACGATAAGGCTGACTCCAACATGGCTCTGCTAGAGGCTATAGATGATAATGTTAAGGAGCAAGCTGTGGCACTTAGAAGTTTAGTATCTATGAAAGAATCGATTGCAGGGATGGAGAAACATACTGGAGTCATGGCGTATGCAGCTAAAGGCTTTATGTACTCTTTTATTTTCCTCGTTGCCTCTGTGTGCATCGCATTCGTCGTCGTTATCTCTGCGATTACCGACACATCATTCACTGCGAAGCGAAACAAAGACGAATCCTCTATATCTATCGGAGCGCCTAACAATCGCAGTGGAGTGTCAGTTGAGAAATAGTTCAATGCTCATACTCAGAGATGGAATCATTCGTGATGAAGGATTTGAGTACACTCCATACAAAGACGGGAACGGTAATTGGACGATTGGCGTAGGATACCTGATCGGCAAGGAGCTAACTGACCTTCGTTTAAGCTACAGCGTTATCCACCTCATGCTGACCGAGAAGATAGAAATTCACTTAGAGGATCTATGTCAGGTATTCGGAGAGAGTAAGTTTAACTCCTTCTCCGACGCTAGGCAGTTCGCTCTGTTCAGTATGATGTACACGCTAGGAAGAAGTAAGTTTGAGAAGTTCGTTAATATGATTCTAGCGATTAGAGAAGGTAATTGGGAGGTGGCTGCATACCACGCTAAGAGTAGTAAGTGGGCTAAGGACGTAGACCCTAAGCAGCGTGAAGGTGTGGGTAGAGACGATAGAATCGCTTACATGCTAGAGACTGGGAATTACCATCCCTACTATTTGGAGAAAGAATAAATGTACGGACTTCAATCAAAAATAAATCACTATGAAAAATTTCATTCTCTTATCGCAGAAGATGTTGTAACTGGCTGTTGGAATTGGCGTGGATATATTGGGCGCAACGGCTATGGTTTATTGGCAATGACGAGGGGAAGACAGTATCAAACACATCGGTTGGCGTGGGAGTTTTATAACGGAGATATACCTAAAGGCATGTGCGTCTGCCATCATTGCGATAATAGATGTTGTGTAAATCCTGATCATTTATTCATAGGAACTAGGTTAGATAATATTGCAGACGCCACAAAAAAGGGACGTGTTTCGCAAGGAGAGCGACATTGCCATGCCAAGCTAACCAAGGCACAGGTAATTGAAATATATAAAACACCAGACACTATAAGATCGTTAGCTAAGAAATTTAATATGAGTATTGCTCAAATTCATGACATTAAGCGCAAGCGCGCTTGGAAGGAGGTATTATCTACGGTTTAGATGTTCTCGGTGCTGCTGACTCTGATTGGAAGCTTAGAGAACTAGCTGAAGTCTGGCCGCGTGGCTTTGCTCTTGGCATCTTCGATGGCAAAGAAACGTTTGGCGATGCTGTTCCAGCGGTTCGTAAAGTCCTTAGCTACATGAGCGACCCAGTGGGCATGGTGCCAGCTATTCGTTTCCATGCTGGTTGGGCGAATCATAAGCTTACTGAAATAGATAGACTAAAACAGAGGCTGCCTCAGTATGAGAAATTTCAGAGAGACTTCCCAGGTATCCGTGTGTACGTTTCCCATTCGTGCGAGTACGAGAAGAAGTATTCCCCGGAATCCGAGGTACGAAAGAGAGTTAAGCTTGTGCGAGATCTGTGTCCTAGTTGCCGAGTGGTGCAGTCGATTATGCCGGGAGCTTTCACAGTACCAGGCGAGATTATCGAGCGTCATGGCGGAAAGACGAGAGCAAAGAGAGGGGAGATAGTTTCCACTGACGGCGAAGCTCTATTCGATATCGATGCTAAGAAATGGATAGAAAATAACGCTCAAGCTGAGATTATGTTCGGCTGGGGCTTTCGGTTTAATCTCTCAGAGGCAGGGCCGCGCATCTTGCCCCCGCACGCAAGAACTGCTGCTCCATCTAAAGAGTACATTAACAGTGTAGCTCGTTTATTCTACGGCTCTGGCGTGGCTCCTACTCCAACGTTTCAGGGCAAGGTAGTTCCTATTAAAGACCCGTTGCTTCTAAAGACTCACGCAGAGGACATGCCGAACGCTAATCCGAGGGACAACTTACCGCTCGTAATGCTTAAGTCAAAGACTCCCTCCATCGAGGTAGTTACGTACACGGGTCAGCCTATTGGCAAGCTCATGTACTTCGATACCTATCCTGGCGGTCGATTCAGGTATTACGCAGGACTGCCTGGTGGCATGAAGATGTATGGTTGGCAGATAGCAGATCGTGCTCAGTTGGTGAGTGGCTATCCGCACGTTTGGTTTAAGCAAGGTGGTACGTTTTACGGTCCAGTTCATCCAACGTTTAGACAGGGATTTTTTAGATAAAGGAATGTATGAAACTACAAAAATGGCTACTTAAAGCTCCTGGTCTTCTTAGAACTATTTCTGCTGGTCTTGTTGCTGTTGCTGGCGTTGCGTCAGTAGTTCCTGCCGTAGCTCCCTATGCTGAGTATCTAGCTCAGGCGGCAGCATGGATTGGTGGACTGGGCATTGCTCGTGCAGTAGTTAGAGGTCCGGTAGAAAAGTAATCTTATGAGACACCAAGAGTAGAATAAGCAGGAATGCTAGAAAGGAGGCGATCCACTTCTTTTTTTCTTCATGGTTTTTACACTACTCTTGGTTCTCACCTTACTCTATGAAAGACGATCCTAATCTCGGATGTGGCTACTGGATAACCTGGCGTGGCTGGATGAAGAAAGCCTGCGAAGCGCACGACCCTGCCTACGTGGAGGGCTCAGATGCTCAGAAGTGGCTTAGTAGAAAAGATGTGGATGATGCGTTCTTGAGGGACCTTCTCTTAGCGTCACGTAAGGGAAGGTTTCAAATTGGCAAGAAGATACTAAGCTACATCTCTTATGGTGTAGTTAGAGCGGTAGCTTCATTGCTTTGGGAAGGGAAGAAGTAGGTGGGTATAGAGACTGGATTTACAGAGGAGACAGAGAACTCATTACGTCTCTCCACTGAGTTATCGATTCCTAGGAATATTACGGAGCTTACTAACTTCGCTTCGCTTTCTAAGAGAATGATTATTGTTGATAAACTTACGCTCACAGCAAATCTTACCGTTCCTAGCACCATCTGCTTTCTTAAAGACGGTAGAATTATCACTAATGGCTATACCCTAACTATCTCTGGTCCTATCTTAGCTGGACCTTGGCAGATATTTGATACTACCTCTGGCTCAGTAGTGTTTAGCTCTGGGCTAGTAGCTACTGAGATCTACGCTGAATGGTGGGGAGCAACGGGAGACGGGACGACAGATGACACCACCGCATGGCAAACTGCGATTAATGCAGCAAGGATAAATCCAGCTATTAACGCTGGCAACATACCGATACGCGCTCTTCCTGAGCGGGTTTACATGATTAACTCACTCTATCTTCCTGCGTTCACAGTGATTAGTGGACCGCAGATTCGTAAATCTTCAGCAGTATTTAAGTGTAACACTACTAATGCCGTAATGTTCGTTGTGGATGGTGGCGATAGATACTCAGACTTTATCTGCCTTGAAGGGTTACGCTTTAACCCGAACGGTAAAGCCACGACATGCCTCAGCATCGAAAGCGCAGGCAACATGCTAATCTCTGACTGCCACTTCCATAATGATACTGGGTTAGCAGCAGTAACGAATCATATTCTCCTCGGTGCTGACGCCATCTGGTGTTGGATTCAGCGTTGCACAATAGACGGAAAGTACACCTACGGCGTTCACGTTTCTGGCGATTCGTGCAATGCGAACACGATAAGAGATTGTCACTTCTCAGGCTCAAGCGTTACTCATGCCATCTATGGAGACAGCACTTGGGCAGGCGATGGACTGATGGTTGAGGACTGCTCAATTGAGGCAGGTGGGACCGCAAATATTGTCTATCTCGACAATGCAAATAACGGATCGACCCCAAACAGTGCAGGCGGTCGGGCTTCGATTGTTCGTTGTCGCTTCGATGCTTCTTGCACTAATGCTCAGATATACGTTGCTCGCTTCTGCTGGGGCGTTCTTATCGAAGATTGCCGTATGGTGGACCCATGCGCTTTCAACATCTACACGGACGCACGTGACACCGTTATCCGCGATTGTTTTCTAGGCAACGCCACCACGGCAAGCATCAAGCTCGATACTAATTCGTACCGCTGCCGGGTGTATTCAAACGTGGACGGGCACACGAGCGGATCGTTCATAGTGGATTCCGGCTCAACAAATGAGAACTGGATATTCCGCAAAACTCAAAAGGGCGTGACCGGCAGCCGACCAACGCCAGCCGCTTCAGAATTTGGTGCTCTCTATCTTGACACGACCTTGGACGCTGACGGAAAGCCAATCTTCTGGAATGGCGCATCCTGGGTAGATGCTACAGGAGCAGTAGTATAACGCCTTCTCCTTCAGTGTCATCTCTCGCGCTCCTTCTTGCGCCAGTCTTCAATTGAAATCCACTCGCCCGTACTATTCTCATCAACTGCCGTCGTTGTTCCTTCCTTTGCCGCCTCCCACGCTTTACGCTCGCGCTCGGTGATGTAGGCTTCAAGCTCCATCTTAGACACGAGAATTGCTTCGCTCTCGCTCTTATGAATTCCCGGCATTGTCGTGATGTTTGCAGAAAAGTGTTCCTGACCGGGGACGGCTTGCCCTTCGTCCCAATAGTAGACACTGACATAAACGACGCGCCCTGGTAATTTGTCGATAATGGTTGTCATCAGTATGTCTTCCCCTTCTTTAGAATTACTAAGCCCTCCGCTTTGGCTCGGCGTTCCATGTCTGCCGTACCTTTCCCGCCCGGAAATAC